TGAGAATCCTGAAACTGAAAATGAAGGTTAATATTAAACTACTGTTTTATGGAATTATTGCCTGTATAATAGTAGGACTATCAATAGCAGTATCTTATTCTGTCTCCAAATTAAAAAAATTGGAGGCAGAATATGAGTTGGCTATAAATAATAATAAGGCTTTTGAAAATGAGAACAGTTCTTTAAAAGAAGATAATATTATATTTAAACGAACAATAGAAGAGCTTCAATACAGCAAAGATTCTTTAAATAGTGAAATGCTGAATAAGGCCAAGCAATTAAAAATAAAAGACGAGGAAATAAAAAGATTACAGTATTTGGCATCCATTGCATCCAAGAAAGATACAATAATATTGAGAGACACTATTTATAAAGATAAGGATTTTAAACTTGATACTTTAAAGGGAGATCAATGGTATAAAGTAGCTATTCATATGGAATATCCTAATATATTAACTATTGAGCCTTCTTTCACAAGTAAGCAAACTTTTATTGTAAGCGAGAAGAAAGAGACCTTAGAGCCACCAAAGAAATTTTTTATTTGCAGGTGGTTTCAAAAGAAGATAAATATTACAAGAGTGAAAGTCGTAGAAGAGAATCCTTATATAGTAATAAATAAGGAAAGATATATTGACATTGTAAAATAATTATAAATGAGCTGGGATACTTTTTTTCGTATAATAGAGATAGCTGTGCCAATAATTTTTGGAGGTACAGGTCTTTATTCTTTTATCCATTTCAAGCAGGAAACTAAAAAATTGCACCTTGACAACAAAAAGGTTGAGGAAGATATAAAGGATACTGCAACGGACAGGCTAATAAGAATATTAGACCAAGTGCAGGAGCAGAATGATATTCTTACTAAGTTGGTTAACGATTCTAACTCATCTCTAAATGAGAAGAATGCTATTCTGGCAGACGATATGTCTAAAATTCTTAACCTCTCCTCTATGCTTTCTTTAAGTAATAATTTTATGTGTTTGAATGACTTGTGCCCTTTTAGAGAGCCTATTAAGGGGTTGGGGGAAACAAAGTTCAAGGAGGCTACTGAGAGTGGTTATATTTGTGGTAATCAGAAAAATATAAAACAGATTGCTGCAGAACATGGATTTATTTTAAAGCAGATAAATGAGTAAGGTAAAGGTATTAATTGATAACGGCCACGGTGAGGAAACGCCAGGAAAGCGTTCTCCTGATGGAAAGTTCCGGGAATATATTTGGACTAGGGAGATAGCTGCAATTATAAAATCCGAATTAATTAAAAGAGGATATGATGCAGAGCTATTGGTTCCTGAGACTAAAGATATTAGTCTTGTAGAAAGGGTTCGAAGAGCAAACGCCGCTTGTAACAAATATGGTGCCAAGAATGTAATTTTAGTATCTGTACATTGTAACGCAGCTGGAATGGGAGATAAATGGATGAATGCTCGTGGGTGGAGCGCGTGGACTACACGAGGAGTTACTTTGTCCGACAACTTAGCGAATTGTTTATATAAAGCTGCTTTTGATATATTTGGTAAGGAAAGAGTTCCTGTTCGCGCAGATTATTCTGATGGTGACCCTGACTGGGAATCTAATTTTTATATACTAAGAAACGCTAAATGCTGCGCAGTACTGACGGAGAATTTCTTTCAAGACAATAAAGAAGATGTTAAATATTTAGAGTCTCAAGCAGGTAAAGATGCTTGTGTGAGAGTACATGTTTTTGGTATAATAGATTATATAAACAAGTATTTACCTGGTAAATAATTTTTGTAATGTTTGGTTACAATAAAATTTTAGCAATATACTTCAATGGTTTTATTTGCTATATTTGCAAGTGAAAAAAATATTTGTAATAAGAAAGTAATTTTTTAATTTATTTTATATGGGAGAAGGTTTAAATTTAGACAACATCATGAGTGAAGAGGAAATAAGTGGGCTCTTTGCTAACATACCTGATGATGTCAACACAGAAGAAGAAATTAATACTGAACCTGAGAGTGGTTCAGACGAAAATACAACAAAACAAGCTGCCGAGGAAGAAGTCAATGCAGAGCGTCTGTTTGATTCCGATCCGAAGAGCGTAGGTGGCGAGGACGGCCAAGGAGAAACACCATTGCAACCTGGTGCTCCGACTTCTTCCAAATCCAACTTCTACGCTTCCACTATCGGTGCTCTTGTTGGTGATGGTGTTTTTACTGGTCTTTCCGAAGAAGATTTGGCAGAGGTAAAAGATGCAGAATCTTTTGCTAATGCTGTCGAAAAAGAGGTTAATTCCAAACTGGATGCCCGTCAGAAAAGAATTCTTAATGCTTTAGACTATGGTGTAAACACAGATGCTATTCGTCAAAACGAAGCAATAAGTTCTTATCTTGATAGGATTACAGAGGATGAACTTCATTCTGAGGAGGAGGCTGGAGTAACCTTGCGGAGGAATCTGATATCTCAAGATTTACTTAACAGAGGTTACTCCGAACAGCAGATCCAACGAAAGGTAAACGATATTTTTGAAGCAGGTAAAGATATTGAGGAGGCAAAAGAGGCCTTGCGTTCGAACAAGGAATATTTTGAATCCGCATATAATAACCTGTTGGAAGCTAAGAAAAAGGAGAAGGAAGAGAATGAAGCCCAAACAGCTAAACAATCACAAGAGTTGGAGAAATCTATTCTTAATGATAAAAACCTGTTAGGCGGTGTTTCAATGGATGTTAATATACGTAAGAAGGTAGTTGAAAATATTATGAATCCTGCATATAAGGATGAGTCTACCAACACATATTATACAGCCATTCAGAAATACCAAAAGGAACACCCAATGGAGTTCATTAAAAACCTTGGAATACTTTACACTCTCACTGACGGTTTCAAATCTATTGATGGGATTGTCAAGGGGAAAGTAAAGAAAGAAGTAAAAAGCCACCTTAAGGAGTTAGAGCACACTATTAATAGTACTTCTCGAAATTCTGATGGAAGTTTCAATTTCGTATCAGGAGTGAGCGATGAAGAAAGCGCTGTCCATGCTGGGTGGAAAATTGACATTTAAACATTATTAACTTAAATTTTAATTATTATGCCTGGAAAACTTGGTAAATTTCAAATGGTAGGATTTCAGTCCTGGAAAGGTCTGACAAAGGAAAACCACTTGGGCAGCATTTATCAAACCGCTCCTCAAAAGGCGAGCGCGTTGATGGTACAGCTGTTAGCCTATCATTATGGTAAAACCCTCAGTACATTCCTGGACAGGTTCCCCACAAAGGAATTTGATACAGATGATGAATATACTTGGGATGTAATTGGTTCATCGCGTAAGCATGTTCCTCTTATAGAGGCACGTACTATTACTGGTTCAGTAGTTACTTCTGCTTCTGGTAATGTGGGTGCTAACACTGAACCTTTCTATCTTGTATTTGGTGAAGACTGGTTTGCTGACGGTGAATTTTTAGTAGGTAATCTTAATGAAGTATACCAGTTCCGTGTACTTGGCGATCCTCGCATGGAAGGTAGTAATGCTGTATATAAAGTAGAGCTTGCTGGTGGAAACACTGATGGTGTTCCCGCTTCTCGTTTGCTTGCAGGTGAGAAATTCTCCATCGAAGCAGCTTTCGTTGAGAAAGAACTCTCTCGGAAAGTAGGCGATGTTCGTTTTGCTAGCCCTGTATCGATGCGTAACGAGTGGTCCACCATTCGTATCCAGCATAAGGTGCCTGGATCGATGCTTAACAAGAAACTTGCTGTTGGTATTCCTATTGTAAAGGAAACTGCTGGTGGAAAACTTACTCACGACATTTCCCATATGTGGATGCACAACGTAGAGTTCCAGCTTGAAGAGCAATTCAACGAGTATAAGAACAATGCCATTATGTATGGCCGCTCTAACCGCAATGTGAATGGCGAATATATGAATGTAGGTAAGTCTGGCAACGTTATTAAGACTGGTGCCGGCCTCCTTGAGCAAATGGAGTATGGTAACACTATGTATTACAATGATACCGAAGGTGTTATGACACTTATTCTTGACGCTCTTTATGAGCTTTCTGCTGGTAAATTGGGCTTTGGAGAGCGCACTTTCATTATTGAGACAGGTGAGCGCGGAGCTCTTATTTTCAATCGTGAGGCAAAGAACTCTGCATCTGGTTGGATGCCCATGTATTCAAGTGGTAATCCTTCTTACTTCTCAAAGGCAACAACAGAGTATGCTCCTCAGAATGGAATTAAGGTAACTGACTTCCAAGTAACTGAGTGGATTGCTCCTAACGGTGTGCATGTAAAACTTGATGTGAACCCCTTCTATGATGATCCTGTTCGTAACAAGATTCTTCATCCTGAGGGTGGTGTAGCAAACTCCTATAGGTTCGACATATTCTATGTTGGTACTATGGATCAGCCTAACATTTTCAAGTGCGCTATCAAGGGACAGCCTGAATATCGTGGCTATCAGTGGGGACTTAGGAATCCTTATACAGGTCAGATTGGTAATCAATTCATGAGCTTTGATGAGGACTC